TCACCGGTAATTTTAACCAGGTCGATACAGCCTAATTTATGTGTGTGTTCTACTAAGTCTAGTAAGTGATCTCTCATGTGTAATTCTCCTTGTGTTTGATTATAACTGGTTTATTTAGATTTTGCAACAGGTTTAGGTAATATTTCGGCCAAGGCCTGGCCACCGCGCAATGATGTTAGTTCGCCGGGTTTTTGCAATTCGAGCCAAGTTATAGGACTATCGTCATGATGACAAAATGTTTCTTCGAATCCCACATACTGTGCCCAGTTGCGAACCATCTTGCCAGGTGTATATCGAGCGTAATATTTTTCAGCTAAAATTACAGCCTTGTAGCGATCGCAGTCATTGAAAGTCATAATGAGGGTGCCACCAGGTTTGAGTTTTTGGTAACATTCCGATAACCATCGTTGTACCACTTCAAACGGGCGGAAATTCAAAAAATTATAAGCCAAGATCAATCCAAACTGGTTATCGGGTAGTCGACCCAATATTGGGTCATCTTGTTTTTCGTTGACCACATAGGGTCTAAGTCTATTTTGGTAAACTGGATTGTAGTGTTCCATGGCTGGTTTAAACAAATCATAATTGACGTCAACCAAATACAACGGATCACATGCAACCAGGTCATCGATAAAGGACTCATATCCGGGACGTATAATCATGGCTGCATGTTTCCACCCGGCGTAACGTATCACCCTGTTACGATAAAGTACTGTATGTTCTTCAGATAGTTGTGGCATCCACGTTTTAATTCTTTCATTGTCCTCCTCAAATTGCAAATGCTCTTTATAACTGTCTACAAACCAAGGTTTTTCTGCTTCGTCGATTTGCTGTTGCAATTGACGTTTTAGTTGTTCCAACGTGTGTTCAAACTGTTCAAACGACTGGTGTATAGCAGTGTGATTATCGGTCAACTGTGTTGTGAGATCTCCAATTTGTAAATCGTGTGTTGATACCAGATTTAAAATGACACGTAAATTTAGATCAGCATGTTCACAAATTGGCCTAGCACTCAGCGTGTCTAACAGATTACGATAATATATCAGCTCACTCAGTTTCATAGGTTACCATTCAAACAGCGTTTGGAAAGTATTTTCTGTATTGGTCGCACTTGCAAGATCCCATTCCAACACGCCCAACAGGTTGTCTAATTTTTGATCCACTACTGTGGCCTCCATTTCACTGTCATCAAACGGCAAGTCTTTGAACCATTGTGGCAAGTGTGTTTCATCTGTGGGATAACCTATTGATGTCCATCCCAATGGATTTGGTTTAAGTTTGCACACAATGGTTTTCATGCCGTCTACGATCTGCATTGAATATTTGTCACTGTTCATTCTACGCAGGTTATTCCAGTTAAGTGCCGCACGAACATGTCCTGGCATGTTGGCTTTGCCCAGGCGTTCTTCTTCCTTGCCGTATTTGGTCAAGTTGTTTACACGCTTGGGACTGCCTTTTTCCCAACCAGGACGTTCTTTAAACAAATACTTAAACTCGCGAATCTTTTCAATGATATCTTCGCGGCTGGTGCCGATCAGCACTTCGTCTAGGATTTTACTTAGGAATTCTTGGATAACTTTAGGAGTGTCACTGCGTTTGAGATCAAGGCCCATGGCTTTTACCTTGCCGGGCGAGCCATGTGTATCCACTCGCTTGTTCTCTTTGTCATAATACATGACAGCATAACGTTTCTTGGTTATAAACAAGCCCTTGCTGGCAACAATTTCTCGACCGCCTCGGATCACATCACCCATTTCACGTGGCACATGGAATGCCTGTTCCATAAATCCTGGAAAGCTATCGTTGACTTGATCGGCGATACTGTTATACAGTTGCACAGCAATCTCTCTTGACCATGCCATGTTGCCGGCTTCGATTTCTTTTTGTAGCACAGGATATGCTGTAAAATAACATGAGTCTGTGTCACCATAAATGATTGCATCTCCTGTATGGTCGTATTTGCCAGTGATACATTCATTCACATAAGCATCCATGTGTTTGGCAATCGCACGACCGGTCAGTGTGGTAGATTGTCCAATGCGCTTATCAAAAAAGCGGCAACCAGGGTTAAGGATAGCACCATACAAACTGTTAAGGTTGATCTTTTTGACCAGTTGTCGTTTGTCCCAGTATTCTTCATCTTCTGCATTTTTACATTCTTTCAGTCGAGCCTGCATTTCTTTACGCTCGGCATACCAGCGTTTTAACAAGCCCGGAATGACTGCTTCTTTCTCATAGGTAAAGATAGTGCCATTGGCACTGAGCATCCAAGGATTGTTATTATCAAAAATTATCTTCCATACATCAGCGGCACTGTGTACTGACTCTTCTCCGTCTTTCCAGTCCACTGTAATTTCTGTGCCAACTTCGGTGGCCATAACTGCTTCGTATTCTAAACTGCCGAACAGGCCCTCCCATGCACCAGCAAACGAGCTACCTGCCCGCATCTTGTCACCGATGTAACGCTCGGTCATTATGGGTCTGAGTTGTCCCACGATAGTCTCGGGACCCATATTCAACGCACGAATCGCACTGGGATATAGACTGTTAATGTCTATCGATCCCACATACTCGTGGATACCTTTCTTTGGAAACGCCACATATGCACCTGCGGCAGCGGTGTCGTCATCACTGTAGCGTTCTTTGCGGTTAGGCACAACCATACCACGTTCATGTGCTTCATTGATGATGGCCTGTTCAGTCACAGCCACAGCACCCATTGTGGTTTGTAGTAGTACAGTATTTTCGTGTGCCAGTGTGTTGGCAAGGTCTAGGAATTTCAGTTTCTTGTCCAGCTTGGCCAGAATCATGGTATCTTGTCTGTTGTATTCAATAAACTTTTTGAAGTTTTGATTATACAGTTGATCCAGCGTGCCTTCAAACACTGTTTTAGTTTCTTGTAACTCGTATTCGGCAATTGCATCCAACGAATAGCTGTGCCGTTCTTCGTATGTGTACTTGCGATACAGTTGCATATAGTCCATATGCACACGACCAATCAAGTCATAGGTTTCATTTTCAGCACCAAAGCGTTCAAAGGTGCGTTTCTTAGGATATTGATTCCACAGGCAAAATCTACGTGTGTCGTCTTTGCTTAGTATACGGGTGACACGGTTCACAGTGTAAGGTATATCATAACCCTCACTGTTCCAACCTGAAAGTGCGTCAGCATCTTCGATTAAGTCCAAAAACGTTTTTAACATTTCATCTTCACGCTCGAAGATGACACAGTTTTCAAACTCTCTGGCAATTTCATCTGCGGTCTCACGGCTCATGTGCTTGGGCGGAACAACCAAGGTGACCATTTGTTCTAACCATTGCAGATATACACTAATAGCAGTGATGGCATTGAATGGATCTGTGGTCGGTGAGAATCCACGCTCGGGGTCAAAGTCAACTTCAATGTCGAAGAACGCTACATTTAGTTTTGGAGCATCAACGTTTTTGTAGTTTTCTTCAAGGCAACGAAAGATTGGATTGATATCACTCTCATACAGTTGCTTGCCTGATTGTATGCGAATTTCTTTACGAAACTCTTTGTTGTTGCGTGTGCTGAATCTGCTGACAGGGGTGCCGAATAGGCTTAGGAATTTACCACGAGGATCCTCGTAATAAAAAACATAGTTGGCCGGATATTCCTGATAGGATCTACGCCCATCCTTCCGTTCAACTACATGAATACGATCGTGTTCACGATCAAATAGTGCATCTATATAACTCAAATTTTTCTCCGTTTATGGCCGGTTAGCCATGATTCATGTTCGTAACGTGAACGACTCGATTGTTATAAAACAATATTTATAGCGTCTTACCAACAGTGACTAAAATTTGCTCAAGTAATTCATGATCCTGTTGTTCACGGCCAAATTCAGCCTTGTGTGCCAGCTTGATTGCTTTCTTGAGGATGTTGGGTTTGATATCTAATTCCTCAGCGACAGCTTTAATAGTATCGTTAAGTCCGCCAGTGAGTGTTTCGATTTCCATTGTGACCTGCATACCTTCATTGATAATTTGATTAAGTTTTGCAGTTTCGGCTGTGTTGAATGTTCGGTTGTTAGACATTTAAATCTCCTTTAATAAGTTATTATAACATAGTTTTTAACAAAGTCAATATTCTTTTGGTCCATTGTTCAGTACACCACTCCGAATGATGTATATCATCCAAAGCGGAACTATCAAAATGCCAGGTTGATTCAGGTTCTTTAAGATCCAGATGTAAGTGGATGCTGTATTGTTTTAAAATATCCAATGCTGGATCAACCGATTCCGCGGTTTCAAAACACAAATGCAATATTGGAATACCTGCAGATTTACATACAGAATCTAATCGAACAATGCTATTAATCCACGGCAAATAAAAATGTTCTTCTCCATATTTGACTTTGAGTTTATACAAGTCGTCGGCCCTTTGATTTACTGCAAAGCGGGCCAACTGATTATCCCAATGTATTGCTCTATAGGGATTTGGCCATTGAACTATGATTGTAGTGGGTTTGACAAACTCACTGTTTATCCAATTTATTAAATTTTGACTGACGAATTCAGCACCAGCACCACCCTTGGCCAAATTGATCACCGGT